TCAGCATTATCAAATTTAATTAATATACGACTAGTTGAAGATGAAGGATAAAGATATGGAGCGTTTTTAGATAAATCTAAAATTGAGTCCAATCCTGCATTTAAGGTTTCGTAGTCTGTATAAATTGTAGTATCCTGTGATGGAAATATTTTAAAAACACCCATTTATATTAGTATTATTCTAGTATAAATATGGAATGTTTATAAAATTTAAGCTAGTAAAGTGTAGTATTCTTTAAAATGTTTAATACGATCAGCTAAACCAATATTACCACCATTAACACGTTTAGTTACTTCAGTAACAACAGCATCAGTAGCTCCTTTATCAGCAATCTTATGTAAACTATTCTTATGAAAAAACCAAGCAGCGGATAATAATGGATATTTAGTAGCTACTAGATCTGGATTTTCAGTTATGTTTTCGGCAACAACAGTGTCGAAAGCTTTATAGTTATCTTTACCAGTAAGCTGAATGTAACCACGACCACAATACTTAAAACCATCACCAGAGGTCTCAGGACCATTTCCCATCCTACCGCCATAAACCAAGTTAGCAATTTTCTCAGGTTTTCTTTCATATAAAAGAGCTTTTTCGTCAGTAGGGAAATATTTTCCAAAAATTCCACGAAGACCTTTAGCGCCGTAATTTAAATTTTCTTTAACCAATTTAAATCCACCTGATTCATGTCCTGCTTGAGCTAAAAAATGAGCTAGACGAAGTGGTGTATTTAATTCAAACTTAGTGATTGTATCTGGAAGTTGAGCGATTACTGTATCAGGTATGTGTCCTTTTAATTTTTCTAGATTCATTATTTCTTAATTTTAATCTTATAATAAATTTGAACGCATAGCCAAGTTATAGAGGCTATATAAAAAACTCCTGTTATTAAAGGATTAAATACCTGAAAAAAACTATTTAGGGCGGCTAAACATGTTGCTGTAACACCTAATGTGTTAGCTTCCGGTGAATTAATCATTGCTGTAATAAATTTAGGCATACTTTTAATAAGTAACTATACGGCCATAAATATCTGTATCTGGGTATCTCACCTCAAAAATACAAGGATCTATTGAAGGATATATAACTCCTTGTTTAGTTGCTGCCTGTATATCATACCCATATGAAGAATAATTACCACTAGCCAAATTAATAATATTAACTTTAAGTACTGATTGAACTCCTTTAATAGCTCCAATCATATTATATATATCCGAATATATTATTGGTTGATTAATTTGCCATTTAGATATATCAAAATAATCTTTTAGAGCACTAATACAACTAGTTAATACATCTTGTGAGTTATAAGCTGGTAAAACTGATATGTCAAAATTCACTTTTATATTGACATAATATGCATCCTTAATTAATATCGCATCACTCATCATTTTATTGTATGATAAGTATGTTTTTAAATTCTGTTTAATTACATTAGAAGCTGTAGTTAATTTACCATCAATATTAGTTGATAAAATATATACTGAAAGTGCTAATGGATTATTATTTATAAAATTTTGTTTATCTATATCATTAGCTACTAAATAATCTTGTGTTACATAAGCTTTACTTATATAACCAAATTTAGCAGGCATAGAAAGTGTTCTAACTAAATAATCAGCCTTAGTTACATTTCTATTTTGAGTTGGAAAATTAGCTAATGCTTGTAAACGAATTTGTTCTGTTGTTTCTCCAGGTCCACCTCCTGATGAAGGAGTATCATTATTAAATCTAACTGATCCTGATATTAAATTAACAAGTGTGGTGTTTAAATTATATGAATTTATTGTTGTTGGAACATTCACATTTAATCCAATATCGTCTGTTGGTAAATTTGCTTCACTACCTCCACCTACTAAATAAGTTACAGTCAGAGTAGTATTTGAAGGTGCTATACCATATTCATTTGTATATTGAAAATTAGATGGATCATAAGCCATATTTAATTTACTAATCCCATCTACTAAGCCTAAACCTACATTATCTGGATTTGGGATGATAACTTCATCAGGTGAGGAAGTAACTCCACTACCAAATTCTAACATTAAATTATTATCATCGTCAAAACGAGTAGCGAAACGCCTTTGTACTTTTTTTACACGTAATAAGAAACGAGCACTATCATCATCATTATAATAATTAGGTTCGTTTGTTGGTATATTTAAAGATTCATCAAATACTGTATCTTGAGCTAAATAAGGAACTTCATACCATTGATTATTATCACTATCAACAACATTAATTACTTCAATAATATTTGAATCATTAATTGTAACTACAGGAAATTGTTCAGGAATAGAAAAAGTAAAAGATGCAGTTTTCATTTGTCCTGATATAGCTTCTACTTGTTTTTTAAGTAGATAATATTGTGGGTTAGATGTATTAGTATAATATTGATATATAGTAACATCTGTTGGATCAAATGAAGATGAATGATGGAAATCAACTGAATCTTGAGTAACAAATGTTATGTTTGGTTTTGATATTGATTTAACAGTGGCATTTTTTTCAATTCTTAAAGCATATCTATAGTCAGGATTATAATTAGGAAAACCATCAGATGGTACTAATTGATAAGCATTTAATGTCACTGAAGAGGCTGTTATTACTTTTGGTCTATATCCTAAAGCATAAGCTAAAGCTATAATGTTTTTTCTCTCTTGGGCATATAATAATAATGTCTCTTGTAATTGAGTATCAGTATAAAATGATAAAACATCACCTACATAAGCAGCCATTTCAATAAACATATTACCAGGAGCAGATGGACTGAAATCCATATAGCTATTTTGGAAATAAGTTCTAGCATAATTAATTAAGTCTGACTTTAATGTGCTAAAGTCTTTATCGAAATATTTTATATCTGGTGTGTTTGCCATTATTGTTTGGTTAAGTCATTTGTTGAAACATTTATAACTAAATTATCATCTTGATTATTTATAGAATAATCTAAAATTATATTAACTGTATTTTCATCAGAAAATTTTTTAACTCCTATATTCTTAATAATAATATTAGGTACATAAGCGTATATTTCTTGTTCTAATCTAGCAGTTACGTTATCAAAATCTGTGTCTGGTTGGAAAAGAGATGCTCTTAAGTTTCCACCAAATGTAGGATTAAAAAGACGCTCACCTTTATCAGTTAATATATAATTGATTAAATTTGATTTCACTTGGTCTTTAGTGGTAAATGTTTGATTAAAAACATTAGTACCATTATTAAATAAAACACTAATACCTATACCTCTAGGTTGTCCTACATCTTGAGGATTAAGTTTATATGTTGGTCTATTTAACATTATATTTGTCCTTTTTCTTTCATTGTTTTCATTAATCCACTAAAGTCAGGTACTACATCAATTTTAACAGCGTTAATATCTCCTGCGGGTCTAGTATTAGCTAACATTTGATCTACATTTTCTACTACCATAGGTTCAGTTGAATGACTATATTCTCCCATTGATGGGTTGAATCCTTGAGCCATATGTGATTGACCATCAAGTACTGAACGCCATTCTCCACCTTGTGCTGTTTCATTTAATATATCATTTAATACACTATTGTTAGTAAATGATGCCGGTTTGGTAGGTTGTTTATAAGCAGCTGGTTTGATTGAATCAACTAGTGAATTTTTCATAGTAGGTTTTTTAGTTTCTACTACAGTTTGTTTAGGAGTTGGTGTTTCAAGCAATAATCCTAACTCTTCTCTTACTACTTGTTGTACTTCTTCGCGTACAACTTTACGTAGTAATTTAATAAATGTATCCGCTTTCATAGTTATAAATATTTTATTATCCTAATATTTGTTTAAGTTCATCAATTAATTCATCAGCTTTGCGAGTTTTACTAGGAGCTGTTTGAGTTATTTTAAGTTTAGTAAATTTATCATAAGCTATAGCTTGTAATGCTCCTGAAAGTGTAGTTTCAACTTTAATCACATACTCTTTATTTCCGTCAGTATATTCAATTTCTGAAGGAATTATTGATTCTTTTATGGTTGTACTTAATGAAATTAATGGAGTTTGAGAAGTATTAGATATTGTTAGACTTAATGTATCTAATTTAATCTTAATAGCGTTAATCATTTTTTGGAATATACCTAATATAGTTTGGATAAATCCAATCATTAATATATAATTATTTATTTTATCTTCCAACTCTTTTCCATAATCACTATCAATTCTATCAGCTACTGTATATGTTGATGCTGCTGGTTTTGCAGGAGAAGGGCTAGCTAGATCTGCTGATGCGGCTAATGCTTGGGCTTGTAATTTCTTTTTAGCAATGGATAATTTTAATTTAAGAGCAACTAAACCTGTTTTGAGTATTTTAAGTACTACAAGTATAGAATCAACTAGTGTTTTAAGTATTTTGATAAGTTTTTTTAAATTACTAACTTTACGGTCAAAATCTTTTTTAAATTGATCATAATTGCCAGGATTTCTAGGAACAAAAGTTATAGCACCATTTACTACTTCAACTCGGCCTTTATCTTTTAATTTACGTTTTGTATCGTTTATTATTTTATTTAATATAACATTGGCTGATTTTTCAGCTTTGATAAATTTAGTTAGTAGAGGTAAAATTATGCCTACTATAGCTTTTTTAGCGTCTGATGGACTAGTATTAGCTTCTTCTTTTATAAAGTTAGTTTTATCATCAAGTGATTTTTTTAAATTATCAGCTTTAGCTTGTTGTTGACCTTTAATCTTATCTATACTAGATGATATTTTTGTTTGATCGACCATTATATTGTAAATGATTTTTCTGATTTGAAATTATCAATATTAATCTTAATTTGTTGTATTCTTCCTTTTAAATAAGCAGTTGCTGGTTGTAACATTACAGCCATTAATGGTCCAGGTACAACAGCTGCTGCTTGAACTAAATCACTATATGTAGATAAAGTATCTAACAAATCAGTTAGTAATAAATCTAATTGTTCTCCTTTTACTATAGGTTCAGGCACTCCATATCTTTCTAATCCAAGTTGCATTTTAGGAGCATTAACTAAAAACATATTTTGCTCATTATCACTATCTATACTACCAACATCAATAGTTACTTTATCACCTGCTGATAGATTAATATAACGTTGAGAATTAAGATATATATCATTAGAACGAGCATTAAGTACTAATCGTCCTGATGATAATACAACTTGTTCTCCTTTATATGTTTTTATATCGTTTGTAGCCATTATTTATTAATATTACTTACATGAAGATGATTGTAGTGATCTTTTGTTTGCCATAATACAGCTTTGCTAAAACCACTTTCTATATTCCATTTATAACCTAATTGTACAAGAGCATCTTTAAGTTTATCTCCTAATTTTTTAAACTCAGGACTACCATAACTAAATCCTAAATTAAGTATAGCTATATCAACTCCTGTACCATTCATATGTCTACTTGTAGCACCAGATTTTGTGGTTTCATTATGTCCTGTTTTAGCGGTAGTTATAGTAATTACTATTCCTACTGCTTTAGAAGCAGTAGCTAAATCTTTTACTAAACCAGGATTAATGTAACCATTTTTCCAATCATTTAAAGCACCACCTGATGAGAATTTAACGTATGTAGAAATTTCATTAAGACTAACGTCTGATAAATTATAAATTACAGGTGTATCTCCAGTTGTAATAGTTGTAGATTTGATAATTCCTTTATTAGTTAAATCAACAATATTTTCATTTAATCTTGGATCTTCAGCATATATAGCTTCAAAAATTTGTGAACCAGTATCTTCAACAGCTGGTAAGAAATTAGCTTCATAAATGTCTTCTTCTATTTCTTTAAATGTTTTAGATACAGGAGGAGTTGGTTGAGGTGTAGTTGAAGGAGTAGGAGTTATATTTATTAAAGTTTGAGATAATGTAGGAGAGGGTGTATTATTTTGATTTGGTTGTATAATATTTGAATCTTGAGGTTGGAATATTGAATACTGATTAGTATTAGGTATGTTAACTTCAACAGGTTCACTATTTTCATTCATTATACCTATAAATGATGAGTTGGTATTAGGACTTATATCAACGTTTCCGGTGTATCCATCTTCATTAAGTTGTTTAGTAATATCTTCTTGTTTAGATCCAAAAATATATTTTCCAGTTTTAGTAAGTAAAATACCTCCTCCATCCTCAGATTGTATTGAGAAATCAGTTAGATCTTGTTTTGAAAAATATTTATTATCCATATTATACTAAATCAGGTTGTGGTGGATAAAATTGATGACCATCATAAAAACCAAAATATTTACCTTCATATACTAAATTTTCTCTTATAGATTCTTGAGTATAATTAACAAATACATATTTTTTTGTATATATTAAAACATTATTGTTATATATATCTGCTTCCCAAGTTTCATAATTTAATGAAATTTTAAATGTATAATTAGAAAGAGGAGGAGATTGAGGAGCAGGTGAAGGTTGGGGTGTTATAGAAGTAGGTATTATAACTGATGAAGGTGAAGGTAATGGTCTTTGAGCTGCATCAACTGTTGTTTGTTCTAACACAGGTGAATTGAATGGTATTCCTACTTCAGCCTTATTAATATTAATATTAGTAACATTATCTTCAGGTGGGTTACTAAATTCATAAGCTGTTTTTTCAATTTTATTTTGTTCAACAGTTTGCCAAATACCTATTGGATCTAAATAATAAGCTGTCTTAGCATATTGTCCACCATTAACACTAATATCAGTATTTGGTCCTCTTAATAAAGGAACTATATAATCAATACCAGGTAGTTGTATTTTATTTTTATATAAAGGAAGTGCTTTACCTGGATGGTTTACAACTACATTATCTTCAATAATATTATATATTATTTCTTTAGTTGTTGGGTTAACAGCTGCTACAACACCATATTGAAATACAGATGATGGAGCTAGACTAGATAAACTATTTGAGTTTATTGATAACCCATTGTGTGTTTTTTTAGTGGTAGTACCTGTTCGTATAGTATTTTCCTTACCCATTATTTATTTTCAATTTGTTTAACACCAATAGTGTTTATTTCTTGAAACAACAATTCTTTATCACGTTCACTTAACATACCATCATCACCTCCTTGATTAGGAGCTGTCATAGCACGTTGAACAATACCAGCCATTTTAATTAACGCATCATCATTTTTAATGGCTAATTCCATATATTCTTTCAACAATGGAACAAGCATCATTGCGTCACCTGGCTCCTGTATCATAGGTTTCAGTTGGTCAATTAATGCTTTAATTTCTTTCTCTTTACGGTTTGCGTTTTTATATATGTCTTCTAATAGACTTGAGAAAGATTTGTCCTTAAATAAAACTTGATTAAAATCCATATCGGTGTTTAATATAAATATGGAAGGTAGAAAGAGTTAGATTGATAACGTTATATGTCCATGTTCATAATATTCGTTATATTTGTTAACGTATATTAATTTTAAACGTTTAATTATCTTAGTTATTTGTGGGGTAGATGCTTCAGTCATTTCTTTAACATAGATATACAATGCTTTCTTATTGAATATATCTAAATTTTCACTTTTACGAAATAATTCTACTATCGCATCTGCTATTCGAGCATCGTTTGATTTTGGAAATAACTCAAATAAATTAACATCAACATACTTAGTAAATTGTTTCATATATGAAGGTACTTCATCAATGTATACTTCTTTACCATTATTAGTTAAATCTATGAATATTGATTTATCTTCATCAACTGCTTCAACAGGTGCTTTATCTTTTAATTTTTTATAGTTCGCATTATTATATAAAATAAGGTAACGTTTAGCAATAGTACCAAAATAAGAAAAAGCTTTTCCTTTGTTTTGATTATATAAGTGTAACTTTTCGAGGAGGAAAGCGACAACTTCATGTTGTAACTCAGGGATTGTATCGACCTCTGTATAATAAAACTTAAAAGTATGAATGATATTTTCAGCCAGCTTATGAAATGAATAATTAATTTTTTCATTGAATATCTGATTTCGTTTAGTCGGATCTTTAGTTATTAAATACTCAATAATAGCGTCCTCAGTTTCTTGAGTAAAGTATATATTAGCTTTTTTTGGTTTGCGTTTACGTACAGTACCTTTCTTAGTCAGTTCAATTACTTCTTCTTCTTTCATTATGTCTAATTCTTAAGGTAATGGTTTAATGAGTCTTGTATAGCCTTTAAACTCTTAAAAAAGAATCCAATTTGATCATCAGATTTAAAAGCCTCAGTTAATTCAACTGCATTAAGTTGTTTATTTGATTCATCAACAATAGCGGCTACACTATCTATAATTATTTTTTGTTGAGTAGCTATTTGTTCTAATTTAGCTACTTTATTATTTAAATTCCAAATGATGTAACCAACTATAGTGGCTACCCATAAAACGATTGATATAATTCCTAGTATCATATATTTTTCATTAGTTCGGCTAAAGCAGGATTAGTCATTTTCTTTAATGCTTTTTGCTTAATAGCCGAGTTATTTTTATTTAAATTAAATGTTGATTCTTTTTTAACTTCGGTTTTTTTTTCACCGGTTAATTTAGGTAACCATTCTCTTTCAAATTCAACTCTAGCAGCCAACATATCAGCCTGATGTAGTACTAACATAATTGCTGTTCTAGGTTTAGTTTCTGGAGCGAATGAGTAAAGATATGATTTGTTAGCTTCATCATATAAACCATCATGAGTTCTGATAGCTAAGAATTCATTTTTAGTATATGGAATACCATTTTCTTGTAGTAGAAATAAACCACGATCAGGTACAGTCATATATTCAAGACGATCATTAAACATATAAGTTTCATTTAACTTATCTCGTCTCCATTGATCTGTTTGTTCAATATATGAAGCGTTATTTTCATCTCCGAACTTACCTAAATCATGATTGATAGCTGAGAATATGAGTTCTTCAGTTGTATAAGTATCAGCCATTCCAAATCCACGCCATACAGCATCTAGTTGTAAAGCTGCTTCAACAACTCGATTTACATGGTCAATATAACCACCTGGAAAACAATTATGATATTGAGATTTATGAGACGCAGGCATCATCATAAAACGTTCTTCATGTCTGAGATAGAATTCTTTAAGATTTTCACCTCGTTCACCTGGAATGTAAGTATCAATGTTATGCAAAAACTTAGTCCAATTGGATTGAATCATTTCAGCTACTATCATAATTAATCTTGTTGTTCGTTATTTATTAATTGTCTGATTTCTTCAACTTTTTCTTTCATTACAACTACCATGTCTTTAGCGATATTAATGTTAAAAGCAGGATCTAGAAATCTAGAAGCAAATCCAGTTAACATATTCTCCAATTGGTCTAATTTTTTTTCTGCGGCTTGTTTATATCTCATTTTATATATTGTTTTATGATACCTACTAAATGTGGTATAGTATCGAATGTACGTAATGTATCTGATGTTTCCAACTTTGTCTCTCCAACTATAGTAATTACTGTTGAACCTAAGTCAATGAATACTATCGGATATGTATCCGTTTTAAATTTCTGTTCTATAGCTGTTGAGAAATCATTATGTTCATCAGCATCAATATTAGTATAGGTTATTCCTTTCCCGTCTAACTCACTCTTCAACCAACTGCAATAATCACAGTCACGTAACGTCAATAACCTAACTCCTACTTCCTCCTTTTCTCCTATTTCACTCATTATTTACTTATTTAGTGCTTTAAAAAAATATGGAAAAAATCTTGGGATTCCAAACTCTTTATAGCGGTCATCCAAATTAATCCAACGGCCTTTACCCGGGCTTTAACGGGGTATTGTTTACTATATAAATATATATGAATCATAAGAGATAACCGTTTAAAGTGGGGATATAGTGTATTTATCGCCTAATTTTTTTATGGTATCGATAGCGTCTTTTGAATGCATATAAAACATTTCTCTATTACCCGCGACTCGAACCGCATCTAAATGTTCATGAATTTCTTGTTCAAGTTTATAAGAATTAAAACATTTAAAAGAAAAAATAGGTACCCATGGTGTGGGAACACCTGTTGCGCCTGAAATTTCTTTTGCTCGTTCTTCTACTTCACGAATTGTCATTCCTATTTTAACCATGTCAGGCATTGACTTATTTACAAGTACATAAACATATTCGGTTGGAACCATATTACCATCTCTATCTAAGGGGCTATCCTGGTAATAATTTACTAACTCCCAACCCGGACTATCCGGATCAGGAGTTAAAGTAAAGGCAACTGCTTTTCTACAAACTTGCTCTGAGGTTAACATACTTGGATCTAACCATTTATAAAAGTGAGCATCTTCTGTTGTTATTCTTTTTAAGGACTGCATGGTGTAAGTTTTTCTCCTGCTGTTGGATTACCATATATCTTAATATCATTTTGATCAACCGTTCTAACTTCTCCTGTGTTATAAAATCTAATTATAAATTGTGGGTTTGAATGAATTGAACCTGCAATCATAAATAACGCTACTCCATAACCTAAAGGTGTTTCAACATCAAACGGGTTTTCAATTTCATGTATTGTTTGTACCATAATTATTTAGTTATATATTTAACCAATTCTTTATTCAACATCATCAATTTAAATTTGTTTGGATTACTATTATAAATCGATTTAACCATATTATAACTTACATCCGTAGCAAATATTTTCTCGGTAACAATCTTACTTATACGTTCTATAAGTGGTTTTTCAATCGCATTTTCTTTAGAATAGAATTCCAAATAGTTAGACAATCTAGTACCTAATGTAGCGGCAATATCAGCTCTATATTCTTTATCTTTACCAACTAAACTCTTAAGCGTATTAGTTACATACTGTTCATCTTGTGTTAAGATATTTTCTGGTGAAATCATCTTATCCAATTTATTATTAATGAACATTGTGAACAAAGTACTAAACTCATTACCAACACTACCTTCTCCAATCATCTGAATCAACGGTAACGATTCTTCAAAACTTTTAATTGAACTAATACTATTAAAGAACATACTAACACTTCTACTATTAACTTGTTTAGTAACTAGTTCTGGATGCATCAACATAAAGTTAATACAACGACCATCTAGCTTATTTTCTTCAGCCCATTTACCCCAACATTTAAGATCAAACTTTAAATTAACACTAATGAACCTCGTTTTTTGAGCGTTGTCAATACTATTAACTAAATAATCTCCATTGTCAGGATTTGATGTAAGAATAATATGCCAATCTTTAGGTAGTTTCCAACTTATATATTGTTGTCTATCTATTAGCTCCATTACAGCTTGAATAAACCTCATATCAGCTCTATTCCAGTCATCCAATAATAGAATACCACCATTTGTTTTACCACTAATCCATTCAGGTGGACAATAACTCATACGATTCAAACCAGTTGATTCAAATCCTTTCTTACGGTAGTCTTCAACTGAATTCTCATCTACCCATTCAGATGTTTTTTTATCTTTCATTTCAAATTGACGGATTGGAAAACCAACCAAGTCACCTATTTCTTCAATTTGTGCTAAGTTCAATTTAACAAAATTTAAACCTAACTCATCTGCTAATTGAATAATAGATGATGTTTTACCAATACCCGAATCACCTACTACCTCGGTACTAACCATAGGCTTTTTATTTTCTTGTAGGTAACGGTTGTTGTCAATAATGTGTTTTAGAAAATCTTTTAATTCATGTACATTCAATGATACTGATGCGTTTGCGGTTGTTGTTGCTTTACTTTTTGCCATTACTTTATTTTTTATTTATACTTTAATTTAGTTTATTTATTGAGGTCACTTATGAATTAATTTGTATTTTAGCTCCGGGCAATTCATTATTAATACTTCGTCCTGAACAATGAACCCATAATGTAGGCTTACAAGGTGTTGATTCAACTGAACACTCCCCATCAGTTAGATAAATTAAATTTTGATACTTATCTCTATTGTCAAGTAAATATTCAAGTACTGGTTCATAACTTGTACCACCCCTACCTGTTACTTCAAGAGCTTCTTCTGTCTTACCTTTATATTCATAAACACGACCAATATGAGCATCACATTCAACAACAGTTACTTGTGTACCTGTTTTCCAAATATGATATATTTCACTTAAAAACTCTTTCAAATCATCCTTACTAACTGAACCTGAAGTATCAATAGCAACTAATGTATTTTTCTTTTGTTTAATCTTTAGAGCTGGATTGCCATAAAAACGTTTATTTGGTTTGCGTCTTGTTTTTTTAGTATATACTTTAGAAGCCATACCATTAAAACGTCTCAAATAAGCTCTCCAATCAATAACAGCTTCTTCACTTACATATAAATTATCAATTAATTCTTTTAACTCACCAGGTATAGTACCTCTCATTTTTTGTACTTGTTCAGCTGTTTCTTTAAGTTGATATTCAATTTGTTTCTCCATCAACTTCTTTTCTGCCTCATCCATACCCTCAAATTGTTTCCAAAATTCATGAGTTGCTTTAACATTTACTTTAGTACCATCTCCTAATGTTATTTCTCTTGCTTCACCATCACCATTGGCATCTTTCATTGCTTGAATAAACTTAGCTACATCACCATCTGGATTGTCTTGTTCTTCTTTTTTAATTAGTTCATAATACTTTCTAGTACCTGCTTTTACAGGTAATTTTAAAGCAGCCCAAGGTTCATTAGTTATTTCTAAACCATCCCATGTTTCATCTTTATACTCATCTTGTATGTATTGATTAATTTCTAAATCAGCTGCTACATTCAATAATTCTTTATTGTCAAATTCATCAAACATATAAAGGTGTTTAAAAGCAATATGTAACAATTCATGTTTCAAAACAGCTACTTTACATTTATCACCTATTGTATTCCAAAATTTAGGACTAATAACTAATTTAGTATTGATACCATCTTTAGCTACACAAGCGGTTTGAACAGCATCATTTATTTCTTTATTAAGGCCAATTAAAAACAAACCATAAAACGGTTCTTTGAACATTAATGTTTTTGAATGTTTGGCTATTTCACTATGCATGTCTGATATCATATATTATAATTTTATTTTAAGTTATTTATTTAATCTCGGTCGAGAAAACAACATCCACAATAGCTTCAGCAGCTGAGTTACTTAATTTAAACTCACGATTAATATTATCAAGTAAAAACTTTCTGACAATATCACCTTCTTTACCCGTTTTAAAATTCAGTCTCAACCCAGTACCAAACGATTTCCAATCACGTTCCCACATTATACCCTTAGTTCTTAGTAGTTTTAAAAGACTTTTAAGGTTGGAATTATTATTTGTATAATAACTAGGTCTGAATCTAGTTGTATGAAACATTTCATTTAATAAAAATGCTATTGTTAATAATGTTGATTGATTTAAAACTAAATTAGACATCATTTCAAAACCTAACTTAACATTAGATTCATCTTTACTAAATAACATATCACGAAGTGTTTGAAGATATTCATCATCCAATTCAATTCCTTCTTTATTTAATTCAACAAACAATTCTTCATCAAAAATAAATTTGACATCACCACTAATAATCCTATCAACTTGTTTATCTATTAATGTTACTAATTCAACTAATTTATTTTCTCTATATGTTTGAAAAATAATCCCTTCAGTTGTATGTGTATTACTATCAAATAAATCTTTACTTCCTGGTTGTTTTTTATTTAATGAATTCCAATCAACAGTTTTCATTCTACTTTCATCTATATAAGCAACATTGTTTTTATCAGTACTACTATATATAATATTTTCATTTGCTGGGCTGTTATTATTTAATTCAAAAATTGTTTTAGCGTGTTTGACAATAAAATCTTCATTAATAAATGAGTGGTTACTAAAATGTAATTTTTTGACTATATCATTAAAGTATCCTTTATTTATTATAATAATATCTGCACTATCTACTTTAGACGTTTTTTTAAAATTATTGTCTTTAATATATTCTTTTAATTTGAATCGTGGTATTTCACTTGCTCTAGAAGCATATACAATACTATTCTTCTTTATATTTTCGGGTTTACTATTATTAATTACTTTAAAAGCTTTTTTAAATTTAACACTGTCTGTACTATTAATGAAAAAATCATCATTCCCCCAATATTGTGCTGGTTTAAACCCTACACCATTTATAGTTTTATTTTTTTTATAATTACTCCATTCTCCAAAATAAACTGATGCTATTCTATTTAACATATTAATTATTTTTTATAGTTGAGTGATTAAAAAGTATACTTGATAAAATATTCAATCCTATTGCTTGCCAAAAACTAATTACAGGTAAATTAAATAAATCAGGCATCAACCAATTCCAAAGTAACATAAGTGGATATCCTAATAATACAGCTACTATACAAAGTAAACCTATAAATTCTAATATTGTCTTAATCATATTTTATATTTTATTTAATTTAATAATTGAATTGAGGTTAAAATTATTCGGCATCATCATCTTCTGCTCTTGTAATTGTGCCGTAATATATTCCGTTGTTTTGTAATTCATAATTGAATTGCATATTCACATCCCCGTTTCTATTCTTAATGAAGTTCATATATGTGCCACCACCATCACGGTCACTTCTTCTTCTCATTTCCATCATTGCATCCGTCATATGTTTCAATTTATTTGAACCTACAAACTCACCTGATTTAGTTACTTGTTGAATTAGTAAAAACGATGTGAACAAATCTTTATCATTTTCACCTTTATTATTCTTGATACACATATCAACTAACCATGATTCGGCTTGTTTTCTATCCCATTTATTATCGTCACGTACACCTTCTATTATTTCAGCAATTGAATCAATTAATATCAAATCCCAACCCATATCCATAACTTTTTCAATTACGTCTTTTGTATTGTGTTCTAAATAATCAGCCATAAACAATGTTTGAATGTTTCCGAATTGTGGAAAACGTTGTGTGTATTTGAACATTTGTTTTTTACCCATTTCACCTGAAATAAACAAACATTTTCTACCTTTATTGTTAATTGAAGCTAATAAATCTAATAGTACAGTTGTTTTACCTACACCTGGATCACCTATACACATAATATTAGTTGCACATGGAACACCACCTTCATGTGAAATTAAATCATCAATTGCCATTCCACTTTTCATAGTTTCCATCATCCTAGGATCAATATCCAAACGATTCAACTTAACAATGTCTAAACTAAGTGGAGTTGAAATAGAAACATTAAAATTAGCTACTTGATTTTTTGATGGTCTACCTCTTTTTTTCTTAATTGTATTCATACTTTTTTATTTTATCTAATAAATTTAATATACTAGTTGCGGTCAATTATTTCTTTTTACTTAACAAACTATACATTAACAAAATCCATAATATTATAATCACCATATACCCTAATTTCTTATATAATAAAGATAGCAAGAGAGCCCCGGTCAGTTAAACTGACTCACGGGGCTTCACCAAATTGTGATAAAGTTATTTAAGGTATCCCGGTCAAAAAAACCGAGTCCTCCACTTTATAGAGCGTTAATTATTAATTAGCTAACCTAAAATCACTATAATCGTATTGTTTAATGATATCATAAGCTCGTATAATAGGAGTTTTATCTTGGCATGATTGAGACACATTTAAATCTCTCATCCATTGTTGGAAATGTTTATCTCCCATTGTTTTGTTTCTTTCATTTTCGATTTGCTCTAATCGTTCGATTGTAATATTCATAAACTTTATTTATTCGTAAATTGTTATTGAACCGTCTTTATTTAATTTTAATCGTGATCGATGATATTTAGGTTTTTTACCTTTATATTTCACCACTATAATTTTTGGTTCTTCTGATTTATTCTTTTTCGAGTTGTTCTTCACAAAATTCAATTAATTTTTGAGCTGTTTCTGATTCGATATCTAATTCTAATCCTTCACTATTTATAATCATCCAATCATCATAAATGTCTCCTTCAGCAAAATTAATTTTATATTCTTCTCCTTTCCAATCAATTAACCATCTTCTAGTTATATACTGAGCATAATCAACTACTTGCATTTTCATAAACTTATTTTTTAGCATATAAAATATTCCTTTAACATATCTGTTTCAATAAGTTGCTTAATTTGTTTTTTAAGCTCCTCATAATCAGCAGGTTTAGCTATTTGCCAAATTTCTAAAGCTGTATCAACATGATCATCTTCTTGAAATATCCTAACACAAACCTGTTCACCTAAACATTCTTCTAATGTATAATCAAAATTCAAAACCATAATCTTTATTTTATTTTATTTATAATATGTTACTCGTGTATCTACTTTTTTCAATCTAGCGTCTTCAATTTCTTTTTGAGCTTTCTTCTTAGCATTCATTCTTTCCCAATACTTAAATTGTTCAGCAAGTGGTAACATTGTAGGAGTAAAATCCGGATGATCTTCATTCATCTCTTGTTTGTTACGTTTAACTGTCTTTTCAAATTTACCAATCATTCTTTCTTGGTCGGAGTGTTTGTCGTAATAGAATCCCATACTTTTATTGTTTTTGTTTTATATAAATATTTTAATAATCACCATGTCTAACAAACGCACGTTTGAAATTCATTTCATGTCTAAGCTTATCTTCTTCGAGTTGTTGCTCCTTAGCCAATTTATAAACTTCTTCTCCAATCTTATCACTTAATAAATCTAATCTTTTTTTAAACACGTCATTAAGTTCTTTACGACAAACCATTTCAACACAATAATACAAATCATTAAGTTCTTGTTGGCTAAGATTTATTCCGACTTCTTTACTCATGTTTTCTTATTTATATATGAATATACTAAATTAATTTCGGTTAAATGAAAAATGTAATTATGTACTTACCATTTGGTGTTTTTCTATAGCCCGCTTTAATTTTAGCGGCGGCTAATTTTGCTAACACCTCACCTAATTCTTTTTGAGTTTCAACTAATTTCTTAAATTCGCTAACGTTTACCATAACTTCTTATTTATATATGAATATAGTTAATTAATTGAGGTCATTTAGTTTTAGCGTTTTTTCTTGGTTTTTTAGGCGGTTCTACTTTAGTAGTAGATACCTTACTTATTACACATTCAGCTGTCTGCCCAATTCCATTTGGTATTTTAAACCAAATACTCCCGCTACCGTCCATTTTAATGACCTCGTATTGTTCTTCTTGTTGGCCGATTGTAATCCAATTACCAATTTCTATTTTCATATTAAGCGGCTTTTTTATTGTTTACAAATGATTTACAAGCGTGTGTTTTTGCACCTACCTGGTTCCAAATATTCCAATCAATCATTTTAGAAAATGCATTGTGCATGTCACCTACGGTTATACTTTCTAAAATCGCTTTGTCAATTGAATACCATTTACCACCTTTAGTTGTTAATACATGAAACCAATATGACCTACCATCAATTAATCTTTCAACTTCAACTACAGTTGTATGTTTAGACATAACTAAACTTAAATCTTTACCTGCACAACTTACATCTCTGATGGTTTGAAAACCGGCTTTTGATTTAGCAGTCATTCTGAAATTATAAACAACATCTTCTTTTAAATGATTAGATACACTAATTTCTTGACCATTAATTCTTATTGAACCATAAAATACTTCACTTGCTAAATGTCCGGTGTTAACTTTGATTAGATTTTGCATAACTTTTAATTTTTATTTATAACTAAATATAACGAATTAGTTGTGGTCAATTTATTTTTTAATTTTAATTTCGGTGAAATTTGAATAAAATTGGAGTGAATGTATAATATATTCGGGTGTAGTATAAGTAAATATAATACCCTGGGATTGTAAATAATTAATTAAAGATTGTGAAATAGATGTGGGTAATTGAATTTTAATGGAAGATTTGTTATTGTAATAGATAAATTGTTTTGGAAAATTAATAGAAAGAAATTGTTTGATTTGTGTGTGCATATTTTTTATTTATAATTAAATATACATAGCTAGTCGCGGTCAATTTTCCATTTCCGAGCACCCATTTTACTACTATGTTTCTTTTTATCCATAACCATTCTATTACGGAATCTTCCATCATACGCTCCTTGGCTGACCATATCTCGGCGCTTAAAACTTAACTCAATATTTACGTTCTTATTTTTCATATAATTAAAAATAGCAATTGAGTTACGGTCAATAAAAAAGCCGACCATAATTGGCCGGCCTCTATATAGTATGAAAATTTATACTACCTAAATTGTTTCAATATCGCGTTATTTTGTTCAATACGCTTCTTGTGTTTCAAACCATTTTTTCTGGATTTCATTGGACGCCATGTGTGTTTTGCTTTTGCCATGATTATATTTTGAGATAAATATATATTGTCCCGTCGATGAAAAAATCCTAAAAAGAAGGATTTACTATCCCTCACATTTTATTACAAGGGGGTAAATCCAAAATTTAGGCTGGGATGTCTAGTTTATACGATATATATTATCACATAACCACTGTAATGCTTCTTCATCACCATCATCAATAGCGTGTTCTAAAGCGTGTTTAACTGATTGTTCAAATGTGTCTGTTCCTGGAAATAATTCTGGTTGGCCCGATAATGAACCAATTTCAAAGTTTACTGTAACTGTCATAGTTTATTTAATTTTAATTATTAATATATAAGTATATATGCGTCGATGCGAGAGGTTTGTTGCGAGCGGTGAATACAGCACCTTTTTACACGGGTCAACCACTGACGTCGATGGACCTCTATTACCGGGGGTCCTCTAACACCCTTTCACCTCTAACATCTGCGTTATAAATCTTCTTCTGCCTCTAACATATCGTCTTGATCGAGCGACCTCTGATATACACCCTGATCGATATCGTTTATTAGTGTATCGAATTCAGATAATGCCGATTCTAATTTAGATGTTACTGTATGATATGAATCATCAATTAGGTCCTGGTTATCAGTGTTACGTAATTCATTATCTAGCGTCTCATATAGCTCCTGTAGTTCAGCCTTTAATTCGTTCAATGACTGTTTAAAGTTATTATCCATAGTTTATTTTTAATCATACATATAAGGTAGGAGCGACTAACGTCACCCCCACCTGCGTGAACACCTGTTCCCCGACTTAAATTGTTTCGTCAGTAGCTACTTCAGCCTTAGGCGCCTTAGACTTAACAGTCTTTGTTTTAGCTACTACATCTACTTGAATCGTGACTGGATTCTTTGGACGGCCACGTTGTATCGTTCCGCCTGCTGCTACTTTAGCTGCACGCATTGCTAATACTGCCTGGCGCTTAGAACCTTCTACTGTTGGACGGCCACGTTTTACTGGTGTTGTTGTTTCTGTTTTTTTAGACATAACCTTGATTTTTGTTTGTGTTTATTATTTATTTATATTTAAATTTACTGAGTTCAGTTCGGTCAGGCAAATTAATCAACGTGTACTTCATATGCTGGAATGAATTGTATATGTGTTGTTACATCACACTCCATTGCTCTGAACATATCAACTGTTCCATATACGCGTTCGAATATCTCTTCTAATATATCCGTTCTGATCATACCATCCACTGTCCATGTATGTTTACTGAACTTATCTGATATTATATTAGCTAAGTCTTCGTAATCTTTCTCTGTTAACCAATTACATACTTGTGTTAAATCCATCCTGTTATTTGTGTAATTCATATTTTAAATTTTTATTATAATTAAATATAGCTAACTAGTTGCGGTCAGTCAATTATTTGAACCATGTTTGATAAGCGGCTTTAACCACGACATAGATGAATAAGCTTACTACACTAATAATTAACGCTTCGAATATTGTTATCATATTTTCTTATTATATAATAAAGATAGCATAGGGGTTGCGGTCAGCCTCCGAAGTGGCCGCCGCTCCCCATCATGGCAGATTAAATTAAGCGAATTGCTCGTTCTTCTGACGTCTGCGAGTCAACATATACATTGCATTTGCAACTGTGTCTGTTACCCTACGTGCGCCACTAATCATATTACTAATGTGGCTTGGTGAATACCCTGTCTCGTCTGCGATGCGAGTTACGTCGCCAGTGCGCTTACGGTGAGTAAAAAATGACAATTTCGCTGTACGATTGAGGTAATTAGCCCTCACTTTTGTTTGATAACTCATAACTGTTTGTTTTATTTTAACATTTAATATAATATAATATAACATCATTTTATCCGGTAGCCAAACTCAAGATATATACTTATATAGAGTCCCTGTAGTGGAAGGCTTGGAGGTGTGCCCAAAAGGGGGGAACGTGACACAACACCGTTATAACCCATACTCTAATCACTTATCACATACCAATATGTCCCTCATGTTTCCTATACGCCGTATACCACCGTTTAACTCACCCGTTTGTCATCCGTTAGTAATGTATGTCACGCTTGGGAGTCATTGGCTTAAGCGCTGTTTTAGCGTTTTCCTCACCCGTATTAGCTATTGTCGTCGCCGTCTCCGTTAGTGCACTTGTTATCTCATTCATCTGGTTATTCATATCACGTATTATATTTTTTATTTCTTCTACCGTACGTTCTATTTTATCCAGTTTTTGCATTGTGTTATAATTCATGGTTTAATTAATTTATGTATTTTATTATAATAATCCTTACCATAACGTGGTGCTTTCTTTAAATCACCATTAACCCAACCTGTCTCATACGCTGTGTATATTTCTAATTGCTCCATTGCTTTGGCTTCTTCAAATATATCTTGTACAGATAATTCAAACTTTGGTATTATATGTGCATTTTCCAATAACCATTCTACTGCTGTTTGTTTTCTATTTTTCATAGGTTTATTTGTAGTCGTAGTCCCTGAAGTTATTTTATCAGCATTAGGATTACTAAAATCTACATATTGAGAATTTTTAGATTCTAAAACACCTTTTAATGACATATAATTAGCTGCTCTTTTTTTAGCTTCTTCTTTGTTCATAGTTTATTATTTGTTTGATTATAACATTTCTACCGCACTATTTTTATATCAGCCGTCGTCTCAATTACTACCCTCGCCCCACAACTCAACAACGGCTTAGCATCCGTCCCATCACCACCATACACTATCCTACTCGGTCCCATTATCTCTACCTCATTACAATACGTGTTTGTTTTACCTTGTTTAATTGTTATCACAGGTAATTTTGTTCCGTGTTGCTTATTCGACCTAACGTTATGTTGGTTAACGTGTATTTTAGTTACTCGCTGTCGTGCCATTATTTGTTATCGTTATTACGTACGTCCGTTAATAGATCTACCATCTCGCTTACCTGGGTATTCATGTCACGTATCATTTCTTGTATTTCTTCTATAGTTTGCTCTATTTTATCCAGTTGTTCTGCTGTTTTGCTATTCATAGTTTTATTTATTTTATACGGTTAATTTGTTTAAACATATCAATTGTTCCAACTATCGCTACTGTTACTAGTAATACTAATGCTATTGCTAATACTATTTTCATAATTTATTATTTAGGTATAGGCCAATCTGTTATATCGTTATCATGATACACTTGAGTAATTGTAAATGATAGAAACAAACTATTAATTATTAGGCACGCTACTATTATTCCCATTCACTAATATTGTTGTTATTTTATCTCGAGACATTTGTATGTCTTGATCAATTCTATCAATTCTAGCATTTAAATAACCAACAGCAAATCCATTCATCCATAGTTGTTTATCACTCTCCTCAAATCCATGTTGGTACGTCCATTGTTTTTCAGCTAGTGCTTTAATTTGCTCTGTTGTCATAACTTATTTATTTACTCTACGTTTATATCTATTTAATGCTCTATAACCATGTGTTATTGATTGTTGTTTATATTGCCAAGTCATTCTCGTCCCATTTTTCTTAAAGAAATAACGTGGTGTGTTAACCGGACATTCGCTATACGTTGTATATGATTTATTAAACAACGAGCAACTGCTAATTGTTAATATGATTACTAATGCGATGATTTTGTTTTTCATTATTGGTTTATTTTATTAATTCTTTTAATCGTTGTTTCCAAGTTAGTTTAACTATCTCAAATTTTTTTATATCAAAGTTATACCTAACTACCTCATGCCTTGACTCCTTGTGTGAACATATTTTACAGTTTCTAACTTTACCTAATGCTATTTTAAGTTGAAACTTACGTCTGTCTGTTTTAAACATAAACAATGGCCACTTAATATTACATGTATAACATGTTTTAAATCTCATTGTGCACGTCGTTTTAAATTATGTTTTTCCCTCAATTGCTTTAATGTTTCTCTATGTTGTTTAAACTTATCATTATCCGCTGCCTTATGTCCACCTGATATTGCCATTGTCATCTCTAATTCCAATCCAACAATCGTAGCCATGTCTTGTTCATACTCACTATATTTTGGTTTATGTCTTGTTGCTATATTTTTATCCCATCCATACCTCGCTCCTATCATCACATAAGAAATTTAAATATTAATCTCACTATTTCAGATCCAATTATAATTGAAGCAAACATTAGTGCTGCGAAGAATCCAATGTCTTCTAATTTGTTTAATCTATCT